CGACCCATTCCCATTCGGGAGTCATCCACTCAACAGGGGCAAAAGTGCGACGGTCACTCAGTAGCTCGCTGGAGGTGGGAAACGAGGGTAGTGAACTGAGTGCCGCCGCGTCGAGAAAAGCATCCCAAACGGGTTGGAGCAAATGACGGATCAAGTATTTCTGCCAACAACGAAACCGCCGACGATCTTCCAACTGGCTTGTTCGGCTTGAACTGTAGGATGTCTGGCTGTAGTCCCTTGCTACAGTTTCATAGGACAGCCCTGTACCGACTGCGATCTGTCTTAGAATCAAAGCGATCCAAGGCTCTGCCGCTGAGTTAGGACGGCCAGGATTGAGCCCTACGACATCCTCGTTTGGGCGAAGCCTCATGATCATTGCAGGCTCGAGGTGGGTCAAGTTATTGCCTGCATCGTCGGCTGTCTTGACTCCATCGGGCTCGATCAAATTTCCAAGTGGCGTATCAGTCTTGATTGCCACCGTGAAACAACTTGCCACAGCCGAAGCCTGTAGTTCGTTGTCAAGATAAGTTCCAAGGTCACGCACCGGAGCAACCACCGGAGCGAACCAAGTAACGCCCCTCGTTTGACCGATGCGATCCTGCCGGTATAGGTGCATGATCTCATTTGCCGGTACACGTTCGGGAGTGCGAGTTACTGCGTATGGTTGCAACGGGTGATCTTTGTAGATCCAGTAGGCAACCGGCCTACCAAGATCGTCAACCTCAACCCCGCGAATGATTCGATTGTCACCAGCCGGAGTTAGCCTTGCTGCATAGTTGTCCTTGTCGCCTGCAAGCCTGTCAGCTTCGATCAATTCGAGAGCCAATGGGACTGGCCGATAGATTCCTCGATAGACCTTGCCAGGCGTTCTAATGAGCCGTACAAGCACCTCACCGGCCTCGACCATTTCACGTTGGCAAATAGCCTGGATTTCGTCGAGAGTGTATTTCCCGTTGACATCACAAACTTCGGCCCACTCCGACCAAACCTTATCCCGTTGGTCGTTGATCGGTTCGATGTCGTCGCCGCTTGGAGTCTCGAACTGGCTTTGGGCCTTTATGCCACACCCAACCACCGATGAGACAATGGTATCTACAACGCCCCATGCGTAAGCATTGTTCCGCACCAAGTCCCGAGCCCACGCCCGAAGCGTATCAGCACCAAATGGCCCTGACAGCTCCATGTCCGCTGGATTGTTCTTTGGCTTGCGACTCGAGGAGATTCGAGAAGGTTCCGCACCAGTGAAAGAGCGAAGCACCTTTCGAGCTTGAGCCCTTCGGAGTCCAGCCGTGGGGCTGATAGCCGTGATAACAGAATCGAGCATCTTTCCGATCATCGACGAGCCCTCGACAATCTGCCAAGAGTCACGCCACCGGAACCGCTTTCACGCTCGACCTGTTGCTGCAACATTCGTCGTACTTCAGGTCAAGTTTGGTAACCGTCCGAGAGCCAATAGAATACTGCTGAGCCCCTCCGGTAAGGAGAGCCTCAATAGCTGCGTCGATCAATGCCAACAGAGTTGCTGCTGATGCCATGCACAAAGGATTGCATGGAGAGCAAACATTCTCAATAAGCCTGTACCATTAGCCTAGTACAGTCAATAAAAAATTACTTACCTTCCTGGCTCCAAGTATGGTTGCAGTTCTTGCACTTGCAAAAACGGATCTTGCCCCGAGTGCAATAGACGTAGCTTGCATTGGTTCCATGCGGTCGCCTGGTTTCGCACATCGTGCAAGGTCTCGGAGTAAATTGCCGATAGATCGGCTCGCTCGGTTGTTGCTCAATTGTTGCCGTTTGTTGCACCGCTTCTCCTGATTGCTTCCTGCTTTTCTTCGCCATCCTAATACCTCCGTTTTGGAATCCACCCGCCCTGCCGCTGTCTTAGATTGCGTCCATGCTGGTACGCCTTTGGAGCCTGCTTAACAGGCTTAGGCTGATCGCCGCTAACGTGCTTCGGTTGCACCTCGATCTCACTTGGAGCAATCAACTTTACGCCGCAAGCCTCACTAGCCGCAGCCGACATGTAGGTTGCATCGAGCCAGTGATTGTTCGAGTCCTTAACCATCCAGTAGGTCTTAGCCCCCTTGCCCTCCGTAAACTTGGTGACGAGTTCTTCCGCTGCGATGTGCTGCGCGTACTGGCTATGTCTGCGTTCTTCTTCAAGTGCAAACAACGAAAGCGAACCACGCCGAAGCATGTTTGACTCGTCGAATGTCGGAGTCATAAAACGCTCATGGATGAACTGCTTCCAGTAGGAGGTATCGAGCTCGTAGAGCCAAACATTTGAGGACGGAAGCTTTTGAGCGTGAAGGTTGGCACCCGCAATCGTCGTCGAAGTGGACTTAGCCTTTCGATGGTACGGGTCTTGACCTTTCGACGGATGAAAGATCCCGCCAACCTCACGACAGAACTGGTAAGCCGCATTGGTGAATGCACCGGAATCCACAAAGCAAAAATCGATCGTTCTGCGAGTGCCTGTTGTGTCGCTGAATTCTTTGGTTAGCAACTCGTCCCGAAGGCTGAGCAACGCCTGATAGATCATAGGCTCGCTGGCTTCGTGATCCATGCTTTTATCCGTCCCGTAAACCTGATGGATGCCATAGTCGGCCACAACGCCTCCGGCCCCATGCCACCAAGAGGTTATGACCCAATGAAGGTAATACTTGCCTAAGTCGATTGCCGCTGTAAGTGCCACGGTATTTGCAGGCAACTGACGACGAACCAAACCGCTGATCCTCGACTCGACCAAGGCAGGAGTGATGCCAAGTCCCATCGGCCCGGCTTCCTCAGGTGGATCGTTGTCAATCTCGGTAGAAACTGCCTTTTGGCCTACGTCTGCGACTCGATTAAAATACGATTGCACTGCCGACAATTCCATCGGCTCGCCGTCGCTGTGCATCTTCTTGCTGTAGCTATTCGGATTGCTGACGACAGATCCCCGCTCGATGTCCTCTTGGTTGTCACGCCAAAAGCGGAAAGCCTCCCTAGCGTCAGGATCATCGTCTTTGCGTCCCTTCCGCATGTCGATGTACTTCTCGATTAAGTCCATCCGGTCAGGCTTAGTAACAAGCTTGCGGTATCGCTTGCCCCTCCAAGATGGCTTGATCTTCGGATCGGTGTAACGATACGCAATGCACTTGCGATTTTGGATCGTGCAAAGCATCACCCGAGGGATCCGCTCTGAGGACTGACCGAGCCCAGCAATGTCTTGTTCGATCACTTCCTCGTTCTTATCGATGGTCGTTTCGCTTGCCGCCGCTTCCCTATCCTCGATGTCGTCGATAATGGCAAGCGTTGGTCGTCTGCTTCGGTACTTAGTCCCGCGGATCGCTCCATCGATCCCAAGTGAGTAAAGTACCTGACCGCATGAAGCAGGCTCGATCTCAGCCGGCCAGCCTTGTAGCTGATCTCTGGTGATCGTCGGGAACACAAAGAACTCAGGCCCGATGACGATGTTGGTAGGTTGCCCTTGGCAAGTCTGCATCCGTCCGCGACTCGACCAACCGCCGACAGCCTGAAACGGAATTGCAATCTCAGGGTAATCCGCCGCGAAGATTTCGTTCTGCTGCAGTTGCTCAACGATGTCACGCACTTCCTTTTTTGCTTTGTCGGCGTTCTTTCCAATGACGACAGGGAATGTCGATAGATGCCGGATCATCAAGTAAAGAGCCGTGAGAATTGCAAGCGTCGTCTTGCCCTCGCCCCGTGGCCCGGCAATCGATTGATCCCCGCCGTACTTAGCAGCATCAATGATCGAATGCACCATCGCCAAGCGATCCTCAGTCCAGCTCTCGAAGAACTTTTCGGGAAAGTAGGTCGAGAGCCACATGGCAGGATCAGACTCGCACTTGAGCCGACGAGCAGGATCGAGAGGTGGCGGAATGGTGATGTCGCGTTGGCTTGCTCGCTTCTTGGCCATCAAGTCGCGCTGATACAGCCGACGGTCACCCTTGACCGGATCCGCCGACAATGCCGTTTTCGGATGCAAGCTTAGCAAGGTCTGCAACTGGGACAGACTTAGCGAGCTCAAGAAGTCGGAGTCTAAGCTCAT